GGAAGATTCTGGTCTAGCATTGATCTATCTACTGGGCTTACTGCTCTCCCACTTGTGTTTCGGATGACGTTAATCAACCTCAGTGCTGCTGCTGGTAGAGCCTGTTTACTCCCGTTAGCGCAAGCGAAAGTTGCCGCTGCTACGTTTGCATCAGGTCTATGAAGTACTACTTCTCGCTGCCCATCATTGAAAAATTTCAACAGACTTGCGTTTGCATACCTGACCGCACCAGAGTCTTGCAGTATTATTTTTGCGTTGTTTAAGACATCGACAACCTTAATCGTCGCCATCGGCTTCCTCCCATTCAGTTACTTCTAGATCGGGAAGACCCTCAAACGCTTCGGTGTACGGAAATGAATTCCCCGTAAATATGTTCCTAACTGTTTTAGGCGTCTTTATTTTTGGCGCAGCGACAGGGTTGGCTTTACTATGCTTTAGCCGCTCTAGCTGATCTTTCAATTCGCTAAGTTTTAACCGGCGGTCTAAAGTCACGTTAAAGTCTGATTTGGCTGTGGTAAACAGTTCGTCTTTTTCTGTCTTGACGCTCATTTGATTCCTTTAAAGAAAGGGGAACCCGAAGGCTCCCCCCACGATAGGACTATTAAGTCCACTTACCGATTACAAGTGCATCAGGTACAACGACTTTTGAGCCGTATACTTGAAGACCACGAACCGCATCGCCAAATTTAGATTCCATGCGAATGGTTTCCGTATTGGTGAATTGGCTGGCGAAAGAAATCGCCTTCGGATGTCCTGCGACAATGTGCGTGTAACCACTGTCACTACCAGAGCCAGGTGTGTAAAGCATGTTGGACTGATAAACAGTAAACCTGTCTACCATCCCGACCATGCCATTCCTGAGAGGGCTGGTTGAATCTCCTGTGAGATAGGCTTGACGCAGTTCTGATTGCTTCAACAAACTAACGAATTCTGGAGAAACAACGATGAATCGCCCTTCCTCTGGAATGTTAAGATTGTCGAGAGCAGTAGACATGCCAAGGATCGTAGTCAGAACGTTACTTGCTGTAATCGTTGTCTGAGAGCCAACAGTAGTGGCTCCAGTAACGATGCCAGACAATACGTCTGTCTCAACCGCGACTCGCATTCCTTGAGCAGCATCACCAGATGCAGCTTCCAGAAGGTCGATATTCGACTGAGCTTTCAAAATATCCTGAACCTCGAAGCTGTAGTATTTCGCTTTATCAATCAAAAGCTCAACTTTAGCTGTAGTCAGTTCTTGTGTGGATATTGATCCAGCGTAGTCACCAATCGTTACAGCCGGAACTGTTCTGATTGTTACCTTGTCGCCTTGCCCAGAGATTTCGCCCTGGTAATCCGTGTTAGAAATTGCCGGTAAAACCGACTCCTTGTAAAATTTAGCTTGAAGTAACTTGCTAAATATCTCGGGGATGAAGTTCACCTCCGAGGTAGTACCCGTACTGTGTCCAAATGCCATTTTAAAAAATCCTCATGCGAGAAAAATAATTAACGGCGAATCGAACCCTCTGACATGTCTCTTAGAATTTCAGCTTTATGCTGTTCAAATTCATGTAATGGCATCTGTGTGATGTCATCGACCGTCCAAGACTTCTTTCCACCAGCTTTCTGCTTCCGAACTTTTGGCATCTTCGGCGTTGCAGCCGAGTGTGCCTTTTCGAGAGCAGCTTCTCGCGGCGTTGGAACTGCAATTCTTAAATCCTCTTTAAACTTGCTTAGAACATAATTGACATCGTTCGCGCTACCGGCATCAACATAATGTTGAACGTCAGTACCTTGAGCGTCTAACCACAAAGCCCAATCACTTGTTTGAGTGATCTCAGTTACATCTGGATGCGCTTCTTCGATTTTCGCGAAGTGAGCATCGTGTAACTTTTGCTCCTGTATGTTTTGCCTATCCTGCTTTGCCGCTGTTAAAGATTCGTTAGTCCTTCCAAGTTCCGCTCTTAGGGCTTCGTTATCATCGAAGAGTGGTTCAAAATCAGGGTAATCCTCCCTGAGCTGTTTTATCTTCGATTCATCACGTTGCTTTTCTAAGACTTGACTTTTTAAGTCACCAACAGCCGATACGAGTTCTGCGTTTTTTTGTCGCAGTTCGCTTGCCTCTTGGTTGCTCTTAGTCATTTTCGCCTGAGCGCCTTTCATCGCACGTTCCGCTTTGTCGATTCTCGACGTAAGGACGTCTAGCTCTGATGGTTCTTCGCCGCCATCTTCATCTTCGCTAGGAGCTTCTGCCTCAAATTCCACCTGTTCCGGCTGCTCGTCGGGGGCTTCTTGGATGATTTCTTCTTCAGGTTGCTGAGTATCCACTGCCGTGGGTTCAGCTTGCTGCTTCCGAATATCCTCCATCATTTGCTTGGCTTCTTGTTCTAGTAGCTCTGGGTCATTTCTATTTGCCATTTGTTACGAGTCCTTTTGGATGTTCGTTTTTAAAGCGCAGATATCCGATTGGCACGGGTCTGCGTAGTTCCTAGTACAGCTTTCGCTGAACTTTCTAGTTCCAGAAGGAAACCCAGCTCACTGAGTCGCCCTTGCTCGAACCTAAAATTCGTTTCGTCTGCTACTGCTAATCGTTCTTGAGAATCCTCAAGTCGATCACATAGGAGCGTTTGGAGGTGGTCCCATTGGTGCTGAGTTCTCAGCCATAGGACCGCCCTGGCTTGCTCCGGCGATAGCTTGATTTTGGAGTGCTTGTTGTTCAGCTTGTAATTGCTCCGTAGATTTCAGTATTTCGTCTGGATCGATGTCCATGCTCTTTGCTATATCTTTGAGCAATTGACCTCGGTCCACTAAAGCCGCATCCATGGGGTTACTTACAAGGCTTAAAAACTGTAAAAGCCGTTGGGACTGCACTTCCTTTTGAACGAGAGCCGTGCTACCTCTCGGGACGATTTTTAAGTCGCCCTTTGCTTCCTCATCAAGCCCGAACTCCATGTTGTAATGGAATAAACTTTCCACCATAGGTTCGAGAAGGAAGTCATCGATATTCTTTATTGTCGATTTAAGCGCAACGTTTGCTGCACCCATTAACATTGATATTCCGGTAGCTGTTTTATTGAGTGATCTAGTTTGCTCACCATGCGTATAAGAGGGGAGGGACGTAGTCTCATCCGCAAACCGTCTAAACAATTCAACTATCTGGTTCAAGCCGTTCGCGTTCGCTATAGGCTGATAAAATCTTACCGCTGGCATAGAGCCATCACCGCCGCTACGAAGAAACACTCGCCACGGGTGTATGTCAGTTGGGTCTTCGCCGTCTGCTAGTAAGTCAGTGTTTACTTCCACTAATGGTCCCGAAGACAAAGCCATGTTGTCGATCCATATGCGGGTCGCAGCATTCATGGTTGTCTGGCTGTCTCGCATCATTGATGGAACGCCAGTTCCCCAAAAGGCGTGAGGCGACTTCTCATAAGGGAAAATCATGTAAGGGATCTTGTAGCCCGAGATCGGGTTCAACATAATCTTTAGGATCTTGTCTTTGCAGATCCAGATACAGACTGAGAAATCTTCTGAAAGGTCGGCGCCTTCTTCAAACTCAAACCCTTCTTCCTTGAGTTCGTGTCCGTCAATGTTCCCCCAGTATTCGAGTACTTCATACCGACCGGATTCACCTTGCTCGTTTATGCCGCTTATCTTTCGGCGAGATCGTTCGTGATCCTCTTCCTGATGATTACCTTCCTTGCTATGCTTCAAGATGTACTTGACGATCTCTGCATCGAAGCCAGGAAGGTTGGCTAGTTCACGGAATTGCCTTTTGGTAAGAACATGGCGCCGGTATAGCCCATCACAATCATCTAGCGATGTGCAGTATGGGTCGGGGTATAGATCAAAAATCGAAACCGTTTCTAGGTCTGGTGCTGGCTGCTCTATCTGAGAAAGCGCAAACGCTTCTTTGCCAGTGTTAGGGTCCATCACTTTGCTATAGCTCTTTTTACGATCAATTCTGACCGTTCCGGCTTTTATAGCACCGCTTCCGAAGATGCAGCTTTCCATGATGGATTCTTTTAGTTTCTGTTCAGCGTTAACGTCTTGGAGCTGATCCAGAATAATGCTGGTCATTTTTTCTGCGGCAGCATCTGCCATTTTCTTTTCGACTTCTTTGAACTCGCCCTCAAGTTCCTTCATCCTGGCGATAACAATATCTTGATTGGCGGCGGGGTCTAAACCACTAGCCTGTATCATTTGCATCTGTGCGGCTTCTCGAAGCTGCATCGCTTTTACAGGATCAATCTGAGGGACTTCGGTCGCTTGGACCGCGAAGTAGGCATCACCATGCTGGAAGAGGAGGTCTATGATTCGGCTGTATGCAGCCATGACCTTCGTCCGAGTAAGTCCAACAAAGACCTTTGATCTAGCTCCAGACTCTTGAAGCCTCGCTAGAACGTCAGGCTCATAGATTGCGTTAAATTGACGCAAGTCTTTAAGCCACCCGTTTTCTGTTTCTTTACGGGCGTCTTTATATTCTTGATACTGACTCTTTAAACGAGATCCGAGATTGACTATCTCTGAATCTTGTTCACCGGACGGCTCTTGGTTTTCTGGTTCAATGAACTGGACTAGCTCACTCATTAATATCCTGCCACGCTATCAACTGATTTATACCTCTTTTGTATTCGAGGTGACCTCGTTCGAGGCATTGATGCGAGTCCATGCATAGCGATAGCAAGAGCTATCACACGATCATCATAGCACCCTCTCTGAGAATTGAAAGAGCCTTTCTCATCAATGACATACGTGCGTAATTCGTTCACCAACTCAAGGTCAGCGATGCCACTTTCTTCTTGTCTGAGAAGTGCTGCGAGGTTGTCGATGATCAGAGGTTTAGTCTTGCTCGTTGTTAGGAACCCACCTCGCTTAGTAAGCTTGTCGCCGTATGCATTGTCTACCGATGACTCAACGAAAAGGTTTGGATACTTCACTTCTTGAAGTCTTCGCAGCGTGGTTAGACCATGATTGTTTCTTTCAATCACTACATATGCAATATTAAACCGATTACCCAACTGGCTAACCACATTGCCCCATTCCCACGGATCTATGTGACCGTGCCAACACGCTACCTGTCTACCCAGTGAATCTAAAACTTGGGCGCAACTATAGTCTCCGTAGTTAAGACCTTCGGCAACATCGACGCCGATAACATAACTCTCCTCTGGGATCGGAGGTAACCACTCTTTATAGCTACCTTTTTCTAACGGCGTAATCTGTCCTTCGCGCAGCTCTCCTATGAAGTCGGGCGAATAGCATTCGCTCTCCGCGACAGCCAGTGCTTTCTCCTCTACGAAACAACGTCCAGAGGTAAGGAATGATTCAATAGGTGTGCTTGGATACTCTTGCCGAAATAGGTCAGTTCCTCCTAATTCGTCTAGCTTTGCTCTACGAAAGCAGAGTTGACCATCATCCAGGTTATAAGCCTTAGCCAGCTTTTCTTCTTCTGGCGTCCGTCTGAAGTAGGGGTCCGGCTTTCTGGTGTACTCAGGCATCCAGAACCACGGGACGAAACAGGTGATCCATTCCGTTTCACCGCGCAAACTCTTCATTACCTGGTCGTAATACCAGCCCCCAGCACCGTTGGCGGTGGACTCTAGGATCACTTCACTGTCCGTGCTGCCCACTGTTTGCAGCAAACCAGCCACAATATCGGCACCTTGGGGGTAAAAAGCCACTTCTGAGCCGTGAACGAAGCGATTTGTCTGCCCTCGACCGGTCTGCGTGGACCGTGCAGTACCTACCCGATATCGCGAATTAAGCTTGTCAAACACCAATGTTTGGGCAGATTGGCTCGAAATAGGGGGTTTAAACGCTGGATGTGGGATATTTTCGTAGAAATGCCTCACCATATTGAAGATGGAGTTGGTAGATTCTGCTAGATGGGAGAGTACAAATGCGTTTGCGTTGCGGTTCTGTGTGATACGCCAGAAGAATCTCCCTTCAACGTAGGTACTTATACCCACTTGTCGGGCTTTAAGGACTAAAGCTCTTATCCTTCCGGTCTCTTTAAGCTGTGTTTCAAGCTGTTTGTGGATACTGAGTTGTCCGGTATTAAGGATAAACGGCTTAACCGCCCCTTCTTTCGTGATGATCTTCAGTATATTTTTTGCGTAAAGCGGGAAATCCGAATTAAATTTACGCGCAACATCTTCTATATTATTTGGCAATTTGTTTGATCCACCATTTGAACATCCCTTCGGACAATTCGTTTCGCATGATATTTACCCTGTAGCAAACCAACCTGATATTCGTTTTTATGTAGCCAACCTCGTTGTCCATTCGATCTATAGATATACACAAATCGGGGTTCTCGTAGGTGGAGGTCATCGGCAATTCACTAATCGCGCAATAGCCTTTCTGGTGTTGATAAAGATCAATCAGACATTCGTGATCTAAATCGAACTCTAGATTTTTTTCTTGCGCTCTTCCTTTAGCTCTTCCTAGCCGATACTTTAAAAAAAGCTCTGGCGACTGCGTTGCCGCTAATCGGTTAGCCTTGTGTAAGCACGGGTAACACAAAACTTTCCTGCTTTTCTGTGCAACTACAGACCCGCAAACTTTGCAGATACGATCTTTAACTGCCACTCAGCACCCCTCGTCAGATCCTCGAAAAGCTTTACGCCTCTCCTGCTGCTGCCAACAGCGATCTTTGCGTCCATTGTCCTGGTGCCTAAGCCAATGCATCCCTCAACATCGTGGGGGAAATTAGCTGCGTGGATCAATATATGGGTTCTGCCAGGAACATCTTGAATGTGCCAAGTCTCACCAAAGCGGGGGCTTTCTCTCCAGCCCACCGAGTACGTCCCCTCTGGGATGCATGACACGTTTGGTGCGTTCTCCAGCCAAGGTCTCTCAATACTGTAAAACCGCTGGTCACCTACCAACATCGAACCCATAGTCCCGTCTGGGTGGTATGCAAACCGCTCTAATTCATAGGTTTTCATTTGGGTGGGGGTTTCCTTTTTTTCTTTTTCTTCTTGCGGGTAACGGGGTAGTCCATACCTATCGCCTATAAATATCTCGATCAACGATGATCAGTTCGTCCGACTCTGTCAGACAGACCGCCTTAACTTTGAATCTCTGCTCAATCCTTATTTTTTCCGCACTGCAATTATCAATCTGG